TACCAGGCATCCAGTGGTGCCAGCACCTGCGACAGTTGTGCCAGTGGTGAGACCACACTCCGCACCGGATCCACTTCTAGGGATGAGTGTCAACGTGAGTTTTGATCATGGTCATTTGTTAACTGAGGCTTTTTTCTTATTCTTTTTGTGACTGTTTCCTTTATTCACTACAACAAGTATAACACAGTCATAAAGATGTCAGTGAACCTGTTTTGCATGCCTGTTTCTACAATGTATAACAGACATATACAAATGTACATATACAGTTTATGTATACATAATATACAAAAAGGTACAGTCATACAGACATATAACTGGACAAAGTACTTCATAGACAGATATTTGCCTTTTAACTGATACTGTGGTAGGCTTGGTTACTGCATCACTGGTCTGCTTCAGGTAAAGAGAGTGTTCATTCACAATGACAAAGATTACTGGTGAATTTCACAGCTCTTTGGTTAGTGTACTGAATATTCACAGTACACTGGCAGACCCCAAAAAGCTGTATACTGTATTATTATGAAGATTGACTGCTAGAAGTAGAACCCAGGATCCCCCTTCTTGTTTCCAATAAAGATAAGTATGTAGTTCTAGTGGTCAACCTTCAAAGTTTGTCTACAGGGTTAATTACACATGACACACCTTACTTCCATCCTTACACAGCTTGTCAGTCATGTATGCATTTCACTGCATGTTTCCTGCCTTTGTTGCAGCATCACAGAGTAAGAAGCGCCGAGGTTGCAGAACTCAAGAATCGACCGCTTCACGTCGAACATCGACAGGCGCTCAAGAGCATCCGCCTTATCGCTGACCTCCGAGCGGAAGTGGTTGACCAAATCCGCGCGATACTTGTCATTCATCGCGATACTGGCGTTGGACGACTTAACGTTCGAGAACTGCTTACTGTCTCCCAGGACGACAACCTTCTTTGCGCGCAGCAGCGCCGGCAGCGCTTGCGCCACGCTCACCTGCGACGCCTCATCGATCACAACTACATCGAACAGGTCTGGAGCCAGCGGCATGAACTCGCCGAACTCACGAATACTTGCGACGATCACCGGGAAGGAATTCCGAACGCTAGCGAACTTCTCTTCCGGAAATTTCTGTCCGTTTGCAATCACGCCCGCCAACGCACGAGCATCTGCGCGATGTTCGTCCATGAACTTGATCAAGCGTGCATCCACGTGGGAGTTCATGATCGACGTGTTGAGGCGCTCAAGCATATACTTCGTTCCCACATAGTCGAAATCCGGGGCCTTCGCAAAGGCGGCGTGGGTCTCAAGCCATTCGCGCAGGAACACGATGGCCAACACCAACAGATTGGCGTCTGCCTTCGGTTGCGCCATTAGTGCGTCGAAGATTGCTGGATTCGCCTTCTCCGCAGTGCTGAAAGCCTTCAGCGCAAGAGCCGAGGTTGGGGATGCAGCCTCCCCTCGCGCCAGGCGTTGATACGCGAGCTCGAAGTGGCCGTCGAGCTTCTCTGCCTCGAGTGCGCGCTGTAGCAAATTGGCGCCCGCCACAAGGTCATTAAGCGCCACCGCGTCTTGTTTAAAGAAGAGCGGCCGGTTCGTTGGAAGTTGGTTGAGCCGCTCCTCCAGCTCCCTTACCTTGGCCCCTCTGAAAAGATAGCCGAACAGCGGCGCCCGCAGATGCTGGTATTTGACGAGAAGATCCTGAATTGCCCTTACCTGTTCGGGCGTAAGCTTGTCAAAGAGGTTCCAGCTTGCCGACTCAGCGCGTGGCGCCGTGGCGCTCATGCATGCGTCCAGCCGCACCCATTCCCGCAGGGTCGTTGCGTCGTCAGCCCCGTCATCGATAAGCTGTGCCAAGTACTGCTGAAGTGCATCGCACTTTTCAACGATCGCCGCTAACTCGGGCAGCAAGCTTGAATCGGTGACCTTATGAATCTCTCCGAGTATGTTCGGCGCACGTGCCGCCAGCTCGAACTCGTGTTGATGCATTTGTTGGAGCGCTGCGATTCGCACCTCGCCCAGCACCTCGACAGTTTTGCCGATCGACTCCTTAAGGTCCGCAGTGCGTAACTCGCGCTCGGCGTCCAGCGCTTCTCGGTTGGCCCGCGTCGCTTTCGCATAGGCACCAATTTGCGTGACGGTGGCGTTAGACGTCAACTTACGGAAGTTGGCGTTCTGCTGACCAAGGCGGAGGATGGGATTTGGGAAATCGCGGTCGTGTCTTACCCGGGACATCGCCTCGGAAAGCTTCGAAACGACGACGTCCAACGCTTCGGTCTTGTCGGATAGAACTAGGCATGACTTGTTGTTGAAGGCGCAGTCTGCCGCAATCGCAGTAATTGTGTGTGACTTCCCAGTGCCAGGCGGACCTTCAACGACGACAATCTTGCCATTCGCATTTCTGACCGCGAGCAACACCTTCCGTTGCTCCTCGTTAAGCGGGATGGGGGAGTCAAAGACCATCCGCTCTACCAGGGGCAGATTCTCCCATTCGTCCTCGACATCACCGCGAATCGAAGCCTCATTGCCCATCAGGACACCTTCGACCAGTCCCTTGAACAAATTCGCCACGTTCGAGCCACCGCGGTTGAACTGATCGATGATCTCCTCGTAGTCGTTGATGAGCGCCTCGTCTGAGCGCTCGTATGCCGCGAGATGGAGAGCACTCGACAGAGATACGCTCGCCGTTGTCGCTTCTGACGCGGCCGAGGAAAAGTCGATCTGGCCACCGAGGTCTGTCGCATTCGCGACCTTGCGGAAGAGCGTCCGCACGACCTCAAATATGCTCTGCTGAGGCGTGACGTAGGTGATACGTTCAGTGATCGGGCTTACCCACTCCCGCTTCAAGCCTGCGCCCAACTCTTGGAGCACGAAATCGATAGCCGAACGGTTCGCGTAGAGGTGGTTGACAATCTTCAGGGAGTAGCCAGTCCCGTCATCGCTGCGCGTCACATGGATCGGCACGAAGAAGAGCGGGTACTGAGCATTGCGATATTTCAGCGCACCGAGATAGAGATATAGCTGCATTGAGTCGTCAGTGGCAACATACGTCTCGATATCCCTGAACTCCAAATATGCATCCGCCGCAACGAAGTTCTCAAAGAACGCCAGCAGTCCGGCATGCAGCGCTTCCATGTTGAGGAAGTTCTTTGAGGCATCGACGAGCGCAGCGTCCTCACTTGTCGCCAGAAGCTTCGCCAACACCTCCGGCAAGACCCGATTCAGATCGCCGCAAACCCGAGCGATCAGGTCGGACTCCGCCGCGAGCAGCGAGTCCATAACAGAGTAGGCCTGCTCACGCAGGGGGCCATCAAGGTGCGCCACCAACGGCCGGATTACCTGCGCCCCGACCTCCTTAGCCAACTCTTCCTGAACCGAATCGATCCACTGCTCAGGATTCTCAATAGCAGAGGTGTAGGTTTTTTGCGCAAATTCGATGACCGCATTACGGACCGAGACAAGAGCAGTTTCGGGCATAGCGTGGATCTGCTCTTGAATGACCTTGCGCAGAGAGGCGCTGACCGGACGGGTGTAGCGCCTCGGCGTCATCGGTAGAGTCAGATCGTCCCCGGTCGGCTTGCTCAGCAACGCCCACAGATCGCGGTCGAGGGCCGGATACGGAGCGGTGCGCATCCCAGCCCGAAAGCCCGTGTCAGACGTCAGGACGATCCGCCGGCGAGGCGCTTGTGCTCGCTTGAAGTCACTTTGGAGGAAATCCCGAAAGTAGCGAGACACCCGAATTGCAATCTCGCTCAGCTTGTTATCGTCCATTGTTCTCGGCGCTGGTGATTTATTGGCCTATGCCACAGCATCATAGCGCACCACATAAGGGCGATCGGCGATGCCAGGCGCTGTCAAACCCAACAAAACAAGCGGGCACCCGAGAGACGACTCGGCAGCCTCTGACTTTCACAAAATGCGTACGCGTAGTTTCACGATAATGAAACCCAGGAATCCAGTCGCTCGGCGCCCAACCCAATGACATCGCCTCCGGGGGCGTCAATGGGGTTGTGGGTTGAGGTGAACGAAAAGCCCCCGTGTTGCGACGTATTCCTCGATCCGGCGCCACGAAAACTCGCCAGACCGATCCTCTATGTGGCGACCGGTTGCATCCTAAAAGCTGCCGTTCGGCAGAGAGAGCAACGAACGTCTCAGAGGGGTCGGTTACTGCCGATTGCGTCGGGCGGCAGTCGGCCACGAGGAGACGTTCGGAATTTGAAAGTGAACGTCAGCAACGGAATGCTCTTCAGCCCTGAGCGTGAAATAGTTGATTACCCGTAGACGCGCAGTGACGAGCAATTTTTTGAATCCGGGCTGTTCCAGCGGTTGCGAACTCGGGCAACAGCTAGTTAAATTTGCGTCAATACTTCCCCTGATGCACGCTTTCGCGTTGGGGTTCGCATTGGCTCCGCCGACTAATCTAAAGGAGCGTATGGCTCGAACGTGCATCATCTGTGGTAAGGTCGCAGGCTCGGCAGAACATGTATTTCCGGCTGCTCTCGGAGGCCGCAGAAAGAATAAGTCGATCTACTGCGATAAACACAACAACGCCTACTCTGGATTGGTGTCCCGTTTGTCGACGCAGTTTGAGGCGCTGAATGCTTACCTCGGTGTGCGACCGGACCGGCATGACAAGCCAAAGAGTGCAACCGGTATTGATCAAGCGACGGGACTTCCGATTTCGTACTCCGTCAACGGTGTGACGTCCACAGAGCCACGTCTTATGGCCGAAGTCGAGAATGAAGACGGAAGCAAGACGCGGCACATGCGATTCTCGAACCGGGCAGCAGCGGAGAAATATGTCGCCGAACGGCAAGCGGCCGGAGAAATCATCACGCTCGGACGAGAACTTCCGGGGCAACTGTTGCTCGGTGAGGCCCAATTCAAGACGAATTTCGGTGGCCCCGAAGGCCTTCGAGCCATTGCATATATTCTACAAACCTATTTCGCGCAGCATTTTGGCGATCTCGCAAGGGCAAACGCCTTAGATGCGTTGAAGGAGTATACGCTTGGCGGAGAAGGTGACGCATTTGTATGGTGGGACTTTAATCCTCCGCACGACTATCCGCCAAACAAGTTCGAATTTGGCCATCGAATCGCCGTCGGGGTCGATCCGGCTACTGGAACGATATTTGGCCGAATTTCGCTGTTCTCAACTCTGCATTTTGCGGCTGAGCTTGGTTTTGTTGAGACGATTGCTGATCGGCCCTCCGAAGCTACTGTCATCGATATAGACCCGCTGGCTGAGCATCCACCGAACGACATATTCGAGCAGAAGCTTAGTGCTCAGGCGTTGGCGCCACTCCGCCCCGAAAATCTGACGAGCAAGTTAGGTGAGTCGATCCATTCTGGCGAGGGACAGGCAAGTCTGCACCTACTGATCGGAAAAATGCAGGAGCACGTGGCTCGACGCGCAGCACTCGATATCGTCGAGCGATTGAATCAGTCTGCCGCCCATCCCGAATCACTAGATCGCCTACTTGAGGATTTGCGTACGGAACTGATTCAGCGTGTATTCAATCTCCTTCGATTTGCAATCACAGGACTGGCCGTTCAAGCTGGAATGGAGCCTTTCAAACATGTGCTCAACGCACTAGTGGAAATTGATCCAACATCGGCCAACGGGCTATCTCCGCAAGCATCCGCTGCACTGCATATCGCTCAGGCAGCATTGATCGCCAAACTTAAGGAAGAATTTCAAGCGGGAAGTCTTACGCCAGAGATGGCTTATGAACTCATTGCTGCAGGTCCAGGCGCTCACGTCGTAGGTGAAGCGGTTCTGAGACCATTCATTGAGCAGCTCAGCAATATGCGCTTCGACTCAAAATAATTACCGAGGTTGAGTGCGCCTCGTCGCTCAGGCGAATAGCGTGGAGCTTTCAAGATTCGCTAGGAATATCGCCCCGGATATCAACTGTCGAACGACCGCTGCAGTGCATAAATCAGACATCTTCGCCGAGGCCGCGCTTGGCCGCAGTGGGTCGGGAAGCGACCGTCGGCTATGCAAATTGACTGGATGTTTCGCCCGTTCAGAGCGTTACTGGTGTTGCCGCCACGGCGAGCGTGGCGGTCCCTACCAGGAGCGCATGATGAACAAATCCCCGACCCCAAAGGCACCCGGCCGTGCCTCCACGACCAAGTCTGCAACCGGTCCGGAGAAGAGCCGCAAAGGCCTCAAGGCAACTCAGGCCAAGGCCCCCGCCTCCGCCAGTCGCCGCCGGGCCACCAAGCCCCCTCCCGCTGCGGCTGCAAGTGAAGCCGTGGAGGCTCCCGCCACCAAGCAGGCCCAACTGATCGCCCTGCTTAAACAGGCCTCCGGCGCAAGCCTGGCTGACCTGACGAGCTTGACTGGATGGCAGGCCCATTCCGTACGCGGTGTGATCAGCGGTGTGTTGCGCAAGCGCCTGCAACTGCCGGTGATCAGCGAAACGGTTGATGGGATACGCCGCTATCGGATCTCGGTGCCGGTATGAGCATCGATCTGTCCGAACTCGTGGCGATGGACCGAGCTGCATTGGCTAAACGCTGGCAGCAGATGTTCGACCACCCTGCGCCGACCAAGTGCCGCGTCGAGTTCTTGCGCCAAGCGCTCGGCTGGCAGATGCAGGCTGCAGTGTTCGGCGGCCTGTCGGCCTCGGACCGGCGCCGCCTGCTGCGAGGTACCTCGTCCGCTGCACCGAAGCTAGCGACGGGCTCGCACTTGATCCGCGTCTGGCAAGGCGACACACACCAGGTCACCGTGCTGGAGGATGGATATTGGTACGCCGGCAAGCGCTGGAGAAGCTTGTCGTCCATCGCGAAGGCGATCACCGGTACCTCCTGGTCCGGGCCGGTGTTCTTCGGGATCAAGCCATGAAACGCGGATCGCTCGCCTGTGCGATCTATACCCGCAAATCCTCCGAGGAAGGGCTGGAGCAAGGGTTCAATTCGCTCGACGCGCAGCGCGAGGCCTGCGAAGCCTATGTCCTGAGCCAGCAGCACGAAGGCTGGCATGCGCTGGCGACACGCTATGACGATGGAGGATTCTCTGGCGGCACGATGGAACGTCCGGCGCTGCAACGATTGCTCGCCGATGTGCTGGCCCGGCGTATCCGCATCGTGGTGGTCTACAAGGTCGATCGATTGACCCGGTCACTGGCCGACTTCGCCAAGATCGTCGAGCAGTTCGATGTGTACGGCGTGTCGTTTGTCTCCGTCACGCAGCAGTTCAATACGACCTCATCAATGGGACGGCTGACGCTCAATGTGCTGCTGTCCTTTGCGCAGTTCGAGCGAGAGGTCACGGGAGAACGAATTCGCGACAAGATTGCTGCATCCAAGCGGAAAGGCATGTGGATGGGCGGGATGATGCCCATCGGGTACCGCGCCAACGACCGAACGCTTGACGTTGAGCTAGAAGGGGCGGCCTTGGTCGAGCGCCTATACACCCGCTATCTGGCACTGGGCTCCGTGCGAGCGCTGAAAGATGAACTCGATCGCGAAGGGGTTGTGAGCCCATGCAGAGTTTCCGCCGGAGGGCGCACGTATGGCGGAAGGCCGTTCAGCCGTGGGCAGCTATACCGGATCTTGGCGTCACCGGTCTATCTGGGCAAGATCCAGCACAAGGATCAGGTGCATGCGGGCCTGCATCCGGCCATCATCGAAGCGGAGGTTTGGGAGGCGGTGCAGGCGAAGCTGCTGGAAAATCGGCAAGGCCATCGTCAACGCCATGCCAGCCCATCCACCAGCCTATTGGCAGGACGCGTGGTTGATCATCAAAGTAGGAGGCTGATTCCGTCGCACAGCCAGAAGAAGGCCAAGCGCTATCGGTATTACGTGTCGGAGCCGCTGGTCACCCGGGATCGGAATCACGCGCCTGATGGTCTTCGCTTGCCGGCACAGGAGCTCGAAACCGTGGTGGTCGATGCGTTGCGCAAATGGCTGGTCGATGCCGATGCTGTGCTGCAAGCCCTTACCGGAATCGCTCCCGAGCAGATACAACGCGTTCTGGCCCAAAGCCACCGATTAGCCAAAGATCTTGATGAAGCGGCGAAGCAGTACTCGACGATCCAGCAGTTGGTTCAGCAAGTCATCGTCGAACCACAGTCAGTGCAGATCACCGTCCAACCGGACGCCCTGCTCAACCACGACGCAACGATCCATCCATCCCCTCGCCCCACCGTGACGTTAGCGGTGCCTGTACAGGTACGGCGTTGCGGATTGGCGATGCGGTTGCTGGTCAACGGTGTGCAACCGCAGCGTCGGGAGCCCGATGCGCGCTTGATCGCGTTGCAGGCCAAGGCGCAACGCTGGCTGGAGCAACTCACCTCGGGCCAGACCAAAAGCATTGCCGACATTGCAGAAGCGGAAGGTGTTACGTGCTCTTTTGCGACGCGAGTCATTTACAGGGCCTTCCTGGCACCTGACATTGTGCGGGCCATGCTGGACGGTACCCAACCGCCAAGCCTGACATCGGATACGCTCAAACAGAGCGTCCCCTTGCCTATCGACTGGGCCGCCCAGCACGCGCTGCTAGGGTTCGCCCCGGCTTAATAGACCCGACATCGGGGGCCAAAACCACCTATCGGTACCGTCGTACTGTCGTGCTGAGAATAGCGGCCTCAAACCCCTAAAAACTTGGGCCAACGGTACCGCCGAGAACGCGTAAACGACAAAGCCCCGCCAGTGGCGGGGCTTTGTTCGAGCTAGGCATCGTTCGACCGGTGCGCTAGTAATGCTGGCGGAGAGGGTCCTTTTCGAACCCTCCCTAGCTTTCCGCTAGGGCAGTGTTCAGCGCGCCGGGCTGAACACCTTCCTCAAGGCCCCGAGCGGATTCTTAAAAGAAACGGCGTTCCCTACGCGGTCGCGGAGGTGCGTGTCTTTGATGGTTTCCCATGCGCAGAGGGCCAGCCCTTTCGCTACTGGGACCTTGGCGAGTTCGCAGAGTTTGACGATGGCGTCGGGGCCGACGTGCCCGCGCGAGCGCCATGTGCTCACCACGCTCGGCTGCGATCCGACCTGTTTCGCCACCCAATAATCACTATTGGTTCCTCTAGCGCGATCGAGAATTTCAATTGTACTTCGCATGTTGAGAACTCCTATCATCGTTCAACACTTCTCAAGTTGAGAAGTGTCTCGGGCCGGTAGTTATCGGTCCGTTAACCATACACCAATCCGCCGAGTGTCGGCAAAACGGGTCCTAGGTGGGCCGAGGGAGTTAGGCATGAGCAACAAGTACAAGGTCGAAATTTTTTCCGTCAACAAGAAGGATTGGAAGTTCGACGGCAAAGAGGGCACGAGCTATACGGCGCAGATGTTGGTGAAGTCCGCGCGCGATGAGGACGGCAAGGTCATTGAAGAGGTGTTCGTTGCTCGCAAGAAACTCCCCGAGCAGTTCATCAATATCCCTACGCCTGCTGAGTACGTGATCGAACTCGCACCGTTCGCTGACGGTAATGGCAACCTCGATTTCCGTATTACTTCGCTCGTTCCGCTGCAGAAGATGCCGGTTGCTAAGGCCGCTGCTGCGGCCAGCTAATGGCGATCCATTTGGTCACCGCGACTCCGGCTGCTAGCCGGAGTTTGCAGTTTACGGAGGTCGTATGGATCAGGCGGCAAACGTGTTGGGGGTCGTTTTGCTGGTCGCGGTCGGTTTTTTCGTCGTCAAGGGTTCTTACTGGTTGGCGACGTTCGATGAGCGGTGGTGGAAGCGACTGCTTGAGGGTGCTGATTCGGCTTGGCATCACCACGTGCGGTTCTGGCGGCGTGAGTTGTTGTTCTCGCTGCGGTTGCGCGATGAGGCGTACGCAAATCTCGATGGTGCTGGTCTCTACGTTGCCGATGAGTTTGCGAGGGATGCGCTAGAGGCGCTTGGTGGTCTCGCAGGGAGGTGGTGATGGGTTCGTTGTCGAGTGCGTGTGAGCGTGATTTCTCGTTCGTCGAGGTGTTGGTCACGCTGCTCAAGGCGATGGCGCTTATCGGTATTGGTCTGGCGGTGTTTTTGGTGATGGGCGTTGCGTTGATCTGCTTTGCGCGCCTCATAACCGGTTGGGCTGATCGCTGGATGGAAGGGCGCGAGTGATGAGCAATTTTGATCGGTTGGTGTTGCTGCTGTTGGGCATCGCGCTTGGTGCGCTGTGGGTGTATGCGGCGTCGTACAAGTGGCTGCATCAGCCGGTCTGTGTGCATGGCGTCGAGTTGTGCGCGGCGCTGGGCGAGAGGGGCGGGTGATGGCCCAGTGCGTACAGGTTTCCGGTGGTCAGGTGGTGGTCGATTCCACGCCTGTGTCGTCGTGCAGCGGTTACCTGCTGTTGTCAGCGGACGAGGTGGCGATGTTGCATGCGTTGCCGCCGTTGTCGATAGCAGACGCTGCGGTCATATCTGCGGGGATTGCCGGTGTGTGGGCAACTGCGTGGGTGTTCCGGCAAATCGCCGGTTTTCTTTGGGTTTCGGCCCGTTCTAGTGAGGAGGTTCTATGAATCAAAAACTGCAAGCTCTGCGTGCCGTCGCTGGCCGCAATTTCAACAAGGTTGCTGGTGCTGTTGCGCTGGCGGGTGCATCGCTGGCCGCTCATGCGCAGTCGAGTGGTATCGATGTGTCGGCTGTCACGGGCGGTGTGAGCGATGCCAAGACGGCTATCACCACGATTGGCGGTTCGGTGCTGGGTGTGATCGTGCTGGTGGCGGTGTTCATGTGGGCGCGTCGTCCCATTAAGTGATGGTGTCGGGGCACGCTCCCCGTGCCGGTAAGACGCGGGGGCTTCGGCCCCCGTTTTTGTTGGGAGGCGTCATGGAAGGCTATTACGTGCTCGTTGCGCTGGTGGGGGCATCGTGGATTCTTTTTCGTTGAGGGTGGTGAGCTATGCCCTGGTCATTTTTCTTTCGTCTTGCGCGCAGTTGGACCGGGCTCCGCCGGGTTCTTGCATTACTGGTTTTAGTGCTTGTCTTTGGCCCGACGTTGGCTTTTAGCGCTTCTGATCCTGGCTCGAATGGTCACGTGTGGTGGTCGGGTGGCTATTCTGGTAACTCGGCTGTTGCTGCTTGTACTGCGTATGTTGCCGTTGCGTATCCCGGTATGGTGATTGATGGTTACGACAGCGCCGCTGGGTTCTGTAAAGGTCATTGGCCATCTGATCCGAATCAGTGTGGTGGTGTTTGCAACATCGGGGTGAGTCAGGACAGTAGTTGCGTTGCTGGTTACGTGTTGCAGCCCGATGGGACGTGTAAGTCGAGTTCGCCGAGTTGCTCCGATCCGTCTTTGATGAACAAGTACCGTGGTGCGGGTTGGACCACGTCTTCTACGGCTAATGGGGCGCCTGATTACATTTGCATCAAGGGCTGTCAGTACGATCCCGGTAGTTTGACGGTGACGTATCCGAATTCGAGTTCGGTCACGGGTTATACGAGTGGTGGTCGAGCGGGTTCGTCTAGTGGGCAGTCGTGCGATATGACCAATTGGCCGCAGATCACTATTGACGTTGATATGTCTAACGCAACGGACGTGAGCAAGCTTCCTCCGTCGCCCGAACGGTGTGCTGCGCAGGGGCGGTTTTTCGGTCAGGTCAACGGCGTTGACGTGTGCTCGCCTGCTGTTCCTGGTGGTTCCACGACGTCCACGTCAAATAGCTCTAGCACTACCAACGATGCGCCTGCGAGCAGTCCCGCGGCGAGTAGTACGAATGACACCACGACGAGGACGACGTGTACGGATACGACCTGTACGACGACGACTGTTGTTGCGGTTGGCGGCGGCGGTGGTGTTGCTGGTGGTGCGAGTAGCCCAGGTGCAAGTACGTGTCAGTCAGGACAGGGTGCCAGTGCGGTTGCGGGGACCTGTACGACGACGACAACGACGTCGCGTGACGACTATTGCAAGGCGAATCCGAAGGCCCCGCAGTGTGAGCAGGACAGTGCGTCCGGTGGTGCGGATTGCGGGTCGCCGCCAGCTTGTAGTGGTGATGCGATCAGTTGCGCGATTTTGCAGCAGCAGTGGAACACACGGTGTGAGCTGCAGAAGGGTGGTGATGCTGCTAGCGCGTTAGGCCAGCAGATTCAAGCGGGCAACGATCCGATGGCGTCGCAGTTGCCAACGCCGGGTAAATCGGATGCGAGTCCGGTGTCGATGGCTGACAAGTTCTCGAGCGTTGACAACATGGGCATTGCGGAGCAGTGCTTGCAGCCGATTGGTTTTAGCGTCTTCGGGTTTTCGTATTCGTTTGATACTGGGCCGCTCTGCAAGCTCGGTCAGGTGATCGGCATGCTGAATGTGATGGGTACGTTGATGCTGTGTGCGTACATGCTGAAGGGGAGCTTCTAATGCCATTCGTTGCGCTTTTGGCTTCGGCCATTGTTGGTTTTCTCGCGCAGGCTGCTGCGTCGTTGGTGGGGCGCGTGTTGATCGCGCTGGGCATCGGCTTCGTGACTTACAACGGGCTGGATTTCTTGATGGGTGGGCTGCGCTCGTTGTTTCTGTCGTACCTGGGCAATACCGGATCGGTTTTTGACTGGATTCCTGGGGTGATCGGGATGTTGCAGGTTCCTCGGTGTATGAACCTGATCCTGACGACGTTGGCGGTGCGTGCGACGTTGGCAGGCGTGACCGGTGGGTCGGTGCGCAAGATGGTGCAGAAGTGAGGCTGACATGCTGACGTTGATTACCGGCCAGCCGGGTAACGGAAAAAGTCTCTACACCATTGCGCACGTCGAAGAGATGCGGAAGGCCGAGTCGCGGCCGGTGTTCTATTTCGGCATCCCCGAGTTAAAGCTGCCGTGGCTTCAGCTTGAGGACCCAACGAAATGGCATGAGTGTCCAGAGAAGTCGATCATCGTGATTGACGAGGTGCAGAAGATCATGCCGCCGAGGCCTTCGGGTTCGCGGCCTCCTGCTCATGTGTCCCCGCTCGAGGTGCATCGTCACAAGGGCTATGACCTGTTTTTCATGACGCAGGACCCGTCGCTGGTTGACAACCACATCAAGAAGTTAGCCGGCGAACACATCCACCTGATCCGTCAGTGGGGTATGCAGCGTGCCGACGTGTTCAAGATGCAGAAGGTGCAGGACCCGACCAATGCTAACTTGAAGCGGGCGCAGCGCACTACGTTTAAGTTTCCGAAGAAAGTTTTCGAGTGGTACAAGTCCGCTGACGCGCATACGCACAAGCGGAAGATTCCTCTGCGTATCAAGTTGGCGCTGTTGATCCCGCTGATCTTTG